TTTGTCCTGATATTCCTGCTGCGCCTGCTCGTTTTTGTACTGCTGCTGTGCCAGCTCATCCTGCCGCAGCTGCTCCTGCATTTTCTGCTTCCATGCCGTGTCGGCCCGTTCGGCTTCATAGGCGCGGTTGCCTGCATAGATGTTGTACCCGGTGTTCAGCAGGCTGCCTGCCATGCTGCCCAGACCCGTGGTGCCGGTAATGGCCAGCTGGGCCGCATCGCCCAGAAGGCCCAGCACGGTCATCACATTGTTGAATCCCTGCTGGCGGCGGGCCGCCTCCTGCTGTTCCTGTGCCGCGTAGTAACCGTACAGGCTGTCCAGCTGGCCCAGATAATCCTGATAGCGCCCGTAATCCTGGGTGTAAGCCGTGTTGTAGGCATTGCCCTTTTGTTCCAGCTGGGTGTAGTAATCTGCCAGCTCCCGCTCATACTTCTGCTGGGCATTCTGCTCCTGCCCGTTCAGCTGGTCGATCTGCTCCACCAAGGCATCGCCGCCGCTCTGGTAGGTATCCAGCGCCAGCCGGTACAGCGTGGGGATGGCCTCGCTCAGTGCACCGATCTGCTGCTGGTATGCCTGCCGGGCCGCACTGGCCGCGTAGCTGGAACCATAGCCGCCGGTCAGGGCAGCGGCCTGCGCCGCCGCGTCGGCACTGGCGTTCTGGGCATTCTGGGTGTACAGCTGGGCGTACTGGCGGTACAGCGGGTCGGCACCATAGCTGTAACTGAATTCCTTCCGGTCCATCAGATCCTCCATCAGGCCGTCAATGCGGCCCTGATAGGCGCTCTCGTAATCGCCGGGGCGGTTGGCCTGCCACTGCTTCAGGTCGCTGGCCGCGTCCGTCACCTCCTGCGAGGGCCGGTACTCTGCCGAAGCCAGCGCGTTTTCCACATCCTGCCGGTTTTTCAGCCCGCCTGTGGTGTACTCCTGCTTCTTTTTCTCGCTCATGTCTCCTCCTTTCCCAAACTGCCGGAAAGCCTGCCCCGCAGCTCCTCCGAGAAATTCTCCGTGTCCAGATTGCAGAGCACATACTGCAATTGCTCCTGCATCTGGTACAGATAATTCCGCAGGGCCCGGGCATCCTCCGGGTCCATATTCTCACTCAGCCTGGGCAGGCCGATCTTGCCCAGGCCCGCAATGCTTGCCATGGTTCATCCCTCCAGTTCCATCCAGTTTCCCTTTGCCCCGCTGAAGGTCTTGGCCAGGCTCCGCAGGGTGATCTGCCCATAGCCCCACAGCCGCAGCCGGAGCGAGGCGCACCGCCGGGGCACAAGGTGCAGATCACAATTGCGGCGCGGGCCCTCCACTGTCAGGGCAGCGGCGTTCTCCCAGGGGCCGCCGTCATAGCTCACTTCCACAGTCACCTGGCTCCTGCAGGCGGCATCCAGCCGCAGTGTCAGCCGGGAGAGGTAACGCTCCTCGGGGCTGTCCAGCCCCAGATCTCCGGTGGTCAGGGCAAACTCCACGCCCTGTTCCGTTTCCTCGCTTCTCTGCCCTGCCGCTTCCCGGCTGGGATCAGCGGCCCAGAGCGCCCGGCCATCCCAGAGATAGAGCTGCCCGCCGGTGCTGGCCATCTCAAAGGAGCAGACATCCTCCTCGTGCCAGAGGCCCCGCTCGGTATCATAGACCAGCAGACGCACCTCGTTTTCCCGGCTGACATGCAGATAATACCGGCCATCCAGCGCGCCGCCCACGGCCTGCTTCACATTGGCAAGCCGCCCGGCATCCAGCGCCGCCGACACCTTGGCCGGGATGCTGCCGTCCCACGCCATCACGCCGTCGGGCGAGAGATAGTACAGCGTCTCGTTCAGCACGCAGAGACTGCGGGCCGCGTTTCTGGCCACGCCCCGGCAGCGCAGAGAGCTGAGCTGGAAATCCGAGGGCTTGGAGCCGTAGAGCTTGTGCAGAGTGTTTTCCTTGAAGAACAGCGCATAGCCCATGCAGGTGGCCGCGCCGGTAAAGGGGCCGTCGCTGCCCACGGTCACGGCATAGCTGTCTGCCGCGATGCCCCGGTAGGAGAACCAGTTGGTGGGGTCGCCCAGCTTGCAGGCATAGATGACATTCTCGCTGCTGGAACAGCCCCACACCCGGTTGTCGCACTCGGTCAGGTACTCAAGGTCGGGCACCCGGCGCTCTGCCTTCACACCCTCCGCCGGGAAATACTCTTCCCGCTGTGTGCCGTCCATGCTCACCCAGACAGCACTGCTGCCATTGTGGACAAGCCTGCCGTAAAAGTGTTCGCCGCCCGGATCAGCCCGCAGGCGCAGGGTGGTCTCAGTCACACCGTACACGATGCGGTCGCCGTCCAGCCCGGCCCACTGGCCTGCCTGTTCAGCCCCCGTACCGGTCAGGGTCACGGTATCCCACACCCGGAACTCCGCCCCGATGCCCTCAGCGGTCACAAGGCAGTAGTCCAGCGGGATCACCGTCCAGTTGCCCGAAGCCTCGCTGTACACCTCCAGCGTATTCTCCGCGGAATAGGGCTTGTCCGGCTCGTTCAGCTTCAGAAACAGCTGGCCGTCCTGCGGGTGTTCCGGCTCCTTCGTGCCCTTGTCCTTCACCTCGTAGGTATTCCCCGAAGCATCACAGGGCGCAAAGCTCACGCTCAGGCTTCCCGCCTCCCAGGCAGCACCCAGCGGGGCCACACTGCCGTCGGCCGTATCGAACGCCACCTTGTCCGGGAAGATCAGGATCTTTGTTCCAATGCCTACCATCGTCTTGCGGCTGTCTGCCACGGCATTTTTCACGGTGACGGGCTGGGCCGGGGCCTCGTCCGGGGTATAAACCAGGTCCTGCCCGCAGACGGTCAGCAGACCGTTCAGGTGATACATCCCGTTCAGCCCGGCCAGCTCCTGCAGCCTGCGGCGGGGCAGCCGGGTGCTCAGGGCCGGGAAATCCCGGGCCGAAAAATTCATTCCCCCGCTGTACTCAGCCTCGGTGCAGCCGTAGGTCTCGTTCAGGCCGCCAAAGGCCCGCAGCAGATCCCGGGTATTCTTCACACCGGTCCGATCTGTCAGAAACATCTGCATTCCTCCCTTTCACCACCGCCACTGTGCACCGCGCTTCGGCTTTGCCCGCCGCCGCAGCCAGGCGCTCAGCTCGGCCAGAATGCTGTTATACCGGGCCTGCTCCCCGGCGTAACGTTCCGTCTCGCCCAGGGCAGCATCCAGCTTTGCGCAGAGGTAATGCGGGTAGAGCGCATCAAAAGGCACGGGCACCAGCAGCTCCACGGCATCGTCCAGACCTCCTTCCGCAGGCCAGGCAAGGTCTGCCCCCGCCCCGGCCCGCAGCCCGCAGCCGGAGAACAGCAGGGCCCGCAGCATCCCGTCTTCCTCACAGAGCCAGCGCTGCCGGGTGCGGCTGTCTACCTTACAGCCCGGCCGCAGTTCCTCGGCCCGTTCCAGAGCCTCTCCCACTGTCATGCGCTCACCCCTCGATCCTCTCGGCGGCGGCAATGCGGGCAGCGGTGCGCTCATCCTGCACCTGGCTGTGTTCCAGCACCTCTGCCACCTCAGGCGGCACTTCCACCTCCACGCCCCGGCGGATCTTATAGCTCACGCCGTTCACGCTCACAAACAGGTCGCCCTTGTACCGGCTGTTGTCCTTGAACAGCCGGATTCTTACGTTTTTCTTGTCCATTTTTCATCCTTTCTGCCCTCTGTCGCAGGGGCACTGCCTTTTACGCTTCGCCTGGTTTCGTTCATCCAGCAGGGTTTGCCCGGTTTGCCAAGGGCTCCCCTACTAGGGGAGCTGGCGCGAAGCGCCTGAGAGGTTCAGTTGGCACTCGCATTCTCCGAATAACTGGATACACTCTCAATACGCACCATGTACTGCTCCACCAGACGCTCGGCGGCGCGCATCCCCTTCCAGCCCACGGAAGCGCGCTGGTTCAGCGGGTCGTCGCCATAGCCCAGCTGCTTGACGATGTGTTCCAGGCCGCCGCCCTCCAGCTCGGTCACACCGTAGGCATGGGCACCCAACACCAGCGTGCCGAACACGGCCAGACCACTGGGGCAGGTGGTGTCCTTCCAGATCTTGGCCTCGCTGGTCTCCACAAAGCGGATGTTGCCCAGCTTGCCGATCTCGCCGCGGTACATGGTCTCAGGGTCGGCATACTTGTGCGCCTCAATGAATTCCCTGCAGGTCTTCAGGTCATAGGCGGCATAGGGGTGGATGATGGCAATGTAGCTGTCGCCGATGGGGTCCGCATTCATGGCACCCAGCTGCGCCGCCGCCCGGAAGAACAGCTTCGGGGTCAGGGTGCAGGTCTTGTCCAGCTCCTTGCGGCTCTTCACCTCCGTTTCGGTGCCGTCTGCATTCTGCTTGGGGGCATACAGCACATTGGTGCCGCCCGCCAGCACATCACGGGTGATGCTGTCCATGGTGCGGCCCGCCTGGCTTGCCAGCACACGGGTGGCCTGCACCACGTTGTTGTCGATGGCGGTCATCTGCAGCACGTCAGTCAGCGGGGTCCAGCCGCCATACTGGTGCAGGTCGCTGGTGATGGTGGTCACGTTCAGGGCCTGACCGTCCGGGGTCACGCCCTCGGTCAGCGGAGTGGAAGCCTTGGGCAGGCTGTCGTACTTGCGGAACTCGATGGTCTTGCCGCCGTTCTGGGGCACAGGATAGTAATCCGCAAACTGGTCATGCACCAGCCGGGGCTCTGCCTGATCGATGAGGCGCTTCTCGTAGAAGGTCTTCATCTCCGGGGTCATGGTGGTGGTGGAGTTCAGGGGAGTTTCGGCAAACAGCTGAATGTTGAAGTTGTTCATAGTCATTATCCTTTCTTTCATTGATTTCAAGCTCCCCCTTCGGGGGAGCTCCGCAAGGCGCTGGCAAAGCCAGACCGAAGCGGTGAGAGGGTTTTCCCTCAAAAACTGATCTTTGCGCCATGGAGCGCCTGACGCTCCAGTGCTTCCCGCTGGCTGCGGGTCATCCGGTTCACATCCGCACCGGTCACGGCGGCACTGCCGGGGTGGGTGCCGTTTTCAGCAGGGCGTGCCCCGCGCTGGCGGATGCGCTCCACCACGCCCTGCTCCACGGTGCGGGCAGTCTGGCGCATGGCATCCCCGTAGTGGGCCAGCCGGTAGGCATCCAGCATCCGCATCCCGGGCAGCTGCATCAGGCGGCGCATCTCGGGGTCTGCCAGCTCCTTTTGCAGGGAAAATTCCGGCACTGCCCGGCGCATCATGGCCTCCTCGGCAGCCCAGCGCCGGTGCAGGGCATCCACAGCCTGGCTTCCCGGGAAACGTTTTGGCAGCGCAGGGCGGGGCGGTTCCTGTTCCTGCCCTTCTTCCGCCTTGACCGGTTCGGTCTCTTTCACCTCCTTCTCCCCCTCCGGGGCGGTCGTCTCCTGCTTTGCGTCCGCTTTCTCACCGGGCTTCAGGGTACCCGATGCCACAGCCTGCTGCTCCTGGGCCGCGCTCAGGGCAGGGGCAGCCGCTTCGCCGCCGTCAGCAAACAGCTGCAAGTCCATCATCTCCTGCTTGCCCCGGGCACTCCGGTCGGCAAAGCGTACATTGTCCGGGTAGCGCTCGGCCAGCAGGGCAAAGCCCGCCTTGGCCAGCTCAAAGGCTCCCTCGACCCATGCGGTACAGGGCCGGGCGGCAGTCACCGTCAGGCGGGGACCATCGGGCTCATCAAATGCATCGCTGTGGGCGTTCTCCTCGCCCGCCAGCAGGCTGACCAGTGCCTGCATCAGGGTGCTGACACCGGCGCACACGATATCCTGTCCTGCCGGGGCATAGCCTGCATGGCCCGCCGCCTCCAGACGCATGGCCGGGCCGTAAGGGCCGTCCAATTCCGTATAATTCACCTTGATCATTTCTGCCTCCTTCTCATGTAAAACCTCTCCGTCACCTGCGGTGACACCTCCCCTAATAGGAGAGGCAAGCCAGCAGCGTGAACCTGGCTCTCCTGTTAGGAGAGCTGGCGCAAAGCGCCGGAGAGGTTCTTCGCCAATGCTCTTGTGCTCAGATTTTCCTCCGCGCCGCTCAATTTTTCGCGGAATTGCGTGATCTGCATCTGGGCCGCCGTCAGCTTCTGTGCCAGCGTGCCGTTCTGCCGCACCCTCTGGCGCACTTTTTCGATGCCCTCAAAGTCCATCATCTCCAGTGCCGCCAGGGCCGCGTCGGCATTCTGGGGTGCAAAGAAACCCAGCTGGTAGCACTCCTTCGCCGTTTCATTCTGGGAAAGGCGGCTGAAGGTAGATTTCTTCTCGGCGCTCACCACGATATCGAACACCGGTTCCCGGCTTCCCAGCTCCACGCCGCCCATCTGCCCCATGGGGCGGGCACGCAGTGCTGCCCCGGAAAAGGGCACGAACTCTCTGCCTCCGGCAGGCCCGATGACACGGAACACCCGCTCCTCATCGTAAAACTGCCGCATCAGGTCAATGATGAGGTAGCACTCCCTTGCAAAGGCCCGGTAGGCACTCTTGAGCATATCGCGGGAGAGCTTGCTGCCCGCCTCCTGCAGGGCCGCAATGGCACTTGCCGCCGTCACGCCGCCTGCGGTGCCGCCCTGGGTCATATCCCGGTTTCCGCTGATCTCCTTCAGCTCCTCAATGCGGCTGTTGCGGTAGCTCAGGCTGTTCCCCTGCAAACCGGCGGTCTGCAATGGGCGGAAACTCTCGTCTCCCAGCCGCCCGGCCACATGGACGATGTCCCGGCTGAGATCCGCCAGTTCCTCCTCGTTCACGCCCGCCGTGTCGCTGAGCACATACCGCTGCTTGGATGCCAGCAGGACATTTTCATCCATGGCATGGTTCATCCTGTCGATGGCGGTCTGACACTCCTTCATCACATCGATATAGCCAAAGCCCGCCGGGCTGTCCTCTTCCATAAACAGCGGATCGAACACGAAGGGATATTTCCCGTGGTCGTAGAAGCCCCGCCCGGCAAGGGCCGGGTCGTTCTCGCTGGCATAGAGCACCACGCCGTTGCAGAACTTGCAGTAGTGGAGCAGGGTGCGTCCGGCCTCGTCCGGCTTTTTGTAGTACCAGTCCACCACCACGCTTTTTTCGGTGGTATCCAGCCCGCCGTCGTGGAGAAAACGGGGCACATCCAGCACACTGGCGCTGTGGCCCTTCAGCTGGGGCCAGCGGCTTTCCAGCTGTCTGGTGTTCTCCATGCTCAGG